TCAAGCACAAGATACAGTTGCCGGTATGGCTGATTCGGCAAACGAACTAACATAAACATCTTGACTTTGTGCAAGTATAGTATATAATGTATACATGCTTATAGAAAAATTTCAATATAAAGACCTATCGCGGAAACAAGTTGACGGTAAAAGACTGTATTCCACTCCTGACGGTAACGCTGTGGCTAGTGTTACAACTATCCTTGATGCTACAAGTGATAAGTCAGGATTGATTGCTTGGCGCAAACGTGTAGGCGAAAAAAAAGCACAGGAAGTTGTTACCGAAGCAGCCGGTGTTGGAACACGTATGCACAAATATCTTGAAGACTATGTAGAAACAGGCGTAATGCCTACACCTGGAAGCAATCCGTTTGCTAAGAAAGCACACGCAATGGCAGAACAAGTACGTGAAAATGCAATGGTACACGTTGATGAAATTTGGGGGAGTGAAGTTGCTCTTTATGTTCCGCAGATGTATGCTGGCACAACTGACCTAGTAGGACAGTACAAAGGCCAACCCTGTATTATGGACTTTAAACAAACTAACAAGCCCAAGAAGCTAGAGTATGTACAAAACTATTTCTTACAGTTAGTAGCATATGCAGAAGGTCACAACGAAATCTACGGTACTAACATCAGTGAAGGACATATCTTTATGTGTAGTCGCGGTGATGATGGCATGGAACTAGGCGGAGAAACATATCAGCAATTTGATGTATGGCCACATGAATACAACGACTGGCGTACTGAATGGTACAATAGAGTCTATACTTATTACGAGAAACATAATGCTTGAACAAAAACTATATCACCATACACACAATGTAACAGGCAAGAAATATCTAGGCCAGACTACTAGAGATTTAAGTGTTTACAAAGGTTCGAGTGATGACTGGCTTGCTCACTTAGACGAGTATGGAGATGATTATAGTACTGAGATACTTTTTGAATCTAAGGATACGGAAAAGTTTCAAGAAGTTTGCAAACATTATAGTGACAAATTCAACATAGTACAAAGTCCTAATTATTTTAACAAAGTAGCAGAACACGGGGGTTCACTCGGCGGCCTGGCAAACCCTAACCACAAGACTGGAAAGTTTACAGGACGTTTAGATAATCCTGAGCTATACAAACAATTAGATAATCAAAAACATGCCGACACTTGGGTAGTGAGACGTCCGGGCTTTTGGTCTGCGGCACACTGTCGAATGAATTTCTTTACTGCAAAGAAGTCTAGAGATAGAGAAACTGCCAAATATTGGTGGAATAAGTGGTACAGCCTGGCTCCTAAGAAAGGTAATGGCAAAGGAGCTCTTTGGACAACTGATACATTTGAAATGTGGTACCACCGAGAAGGCAACGATACAGGCTTTAGGGCTAAATATGTATAATAACACAATAAGGAGAATTTAACGTGGCTGTTGTACAGATATCAAAAATACAAATTCGCAGAGGACAAAAGAACGTAGGATCTGGTATTCCGCAATTATCCAGTGGCGAAATGGGATGGGCGATTGACTCACAGGAATTATATGTTGGTAACGGTGCAGTGTCAGAAGGTGCGCCGAGTACCGGAAACACTAAGGTTTTAACAGAACACGACAATCTTTTTACATTAATTGACACATACGGTTATCGCACAAACGATCCGTATGTAGTTACTGGTACGTCGGCGACTAATCCAGTTCAAAGAACATTACAAGACAGACTAGATGATACTGTTACAGGCAGAGCATTTGGGTTAAACGGAATTGAAGGCGCAGATGCGACAGTTAAATTACAAACTGCAATTGATCAATTATATTTAAATTCTGCATCCATTGGTACACCGCAAAGTAGAGTAGTACTATCCTTAGAACCCGGTGTTTATAGTCTTAATGGTACAGTTTATCTTCCACCTTTTACAACAATAGTTGGAGCAGGTTCTGATAAAACTATTATTAAGAAAACAACTACAGGTGATTTGTTTAGAACAGAGAACCAATTAATTGCAGGTACTGCTAACAAGTCAACAAGAGCTGACGATAGCGGATCGAGTTTAATATTGCAAGCAAGACATATTAAACTTGAAGGACTAACATTAGAATCTACAGTGGCAGGAGCCACTGGACTAGTGTTACAGTCTTGTAGAGAAAGTATCTTTAGAGATATTAAAATTAAAGGTGTGTGGTCTTCAGGAGACTCTATACCTTCAGATTACATGTCTGACATTGGCATAGAATTAAACAGCCTTAGCGGTTCAGTTGAAACTACTAGTAACTTATTTGAAAGAGTTGAAGTAAATGGGTTTGGCTATGGCGTAATGAGTAATTGGGATATCAACAATAATACATGGTCTAACTGTATATTTAATGGGTTAGGTTACGGATTTATTTTTGGAATTGATATGGTGCTTGGAGATCCAAGCACTGGACAGTCTACTGGTCCAGTAAATAATACTATTTCACATAGTGACTTTACTAATATTAATTACCAAGCTATTTGGATACACAACGGTACAAAGAATGGTAGTGCAAACAACTCGTTTGTTCTAGTAGGCAATGACGGATCGTCAGACGCTAATCCAAACTGTTCTATAATTAAATATACAAAAGTAGGTAATTCTACTTTTGAAGATCACTTTGCACGAACAAAAGAATTATCATATACAACAGCAAACATAACTGGAAAGGTATATTATCCTGAAGTTGAAACTTCAGGTTCGTGGGCTTGGAAAGAATCACACCAAGTTACATTATCACGCGGAACAAGTGTTAAGGTAATTAGATTACCTAGTTATAAAAATCAAAGTTTCGAAGTAGATTATACATTAAACAGCAACAACTATGCAGTATCAAGAAGTGGAAAGTTAAGCATGCAAATGGAAACTACTACAAATGACGTACAATGGCAAGACGATTTTCATTTTACTGGAACTGCTGGATACTTAGAGTTAATTAAATTTAACGTAGCAGCAACAGACGAAGATGGAAGCGGATCGCCTGACACTATATCTATTAGTTATACTAGCACTATGCCAGTTGACGACCAAACAACGATGACGTTTAAAGCATCAAGTAAACAGTCTTAATGAATGTTTGGTAAACATTACGAAGCAAGACTCTTAGAATGGCAAGCGTTTCGAAACGAAACGTTAAGCAATTCATCTGATGTAATAACAGACGTTATTGAACTTTATCAAAAAGCACCAAAAGTTAGTATACATACAGATCCGTATAGTCAGCAAACATGGCCAGGACCCTGGGAGTTAATTTTAGAAAATAAGTACTGTGATTTCTGTAAAATACTAGGAATATGTTATACATTACAGTTAACTGAAAGTTTTAAAGACAGCAATTTTGAGATATATATAGGTATAGATAGAAAAAATCATGAATCATATTACTTACTTTCAGTTAACAACAACGTGATTGGATTTAATGATAATTATATACATATTAGTTCGTTACCAACAAGTATTGCTATAGAAAGAAATTATTTAATGCCAGAGTTACATTAATAAATATCAAACATAAACACACATTTAAGACAGGGAAGAGGAAAAGAAATATGTCCAACGGTACTTTGATCGTCAAAAGAAACGGCAATAAAGAGCATTTAAATATCGATAAGATCCATTTTGTAGTGGACCATGCGTGTAAAGGATTAGCAGGAGTTAGTAGCTCACAAATTGAAATGAATGCAAATTTGCAATTCTATGACGGTATGAGTACTGTAGAAATTCAAGAAGTACTAATCCGAAGTGCAAACGATCTAATTTCATTAGACGCAGTGAATTACCAATTTGCTGCGGCACGATTATTAAGTTATAGTATTAACAAAGAAGTCTTTGGCGAATACAAATCTATTCCATTGTCTCAAATGATCGATCAAAATATTGACCGAGGATTATATGATAGTGCAATACTAGATTGTTATACGAAAGAAGAACTTACTACTCTAGACTCTTATATTAGGCACTCTAGAGATGAGAATTTTACTTATGCTGGATTGCGTCAAGTAGTAGACAAGTACTTGTGTCAAGACCGTAGTAATGGTCAATTGTTTGAAACGCCACAATATATGTATATGATGATAGCTGCAACATTGTTTGCAGAGTATCCTAAAGAAACTCGATTACATTATGTAAGGAAATATTATGATGCGACCTCCCTTTTTAAAATCAATATCCCAACGCCAGTTATGGCGGGAGTCAGAACCCCTGTGCGCCAATTTGCAAGCTGTGTTCTCGTTGATAGTGACGATACTCTTGACAGCATTTTTGCTAGTGATATGGCTATTGGACGCTATACGGCGCAACGTGCAGGCATTGGTATTAATGCTGGTAGGATCCGTGCAGTCAATTCTAAAATTAGGGGCGGCGAAGTAGCACACACAGGAATAATTCCGTTCCTAAAGAAATTCGAAAGTACAGTACGTTGTTGTACACAAAATGGGGTACGTGGTGGAAGTGCAACTACACATTTTCCTTTTTGGCATTACGAAATTCAAGACATCCTTGTATTAAAAAACAACAAAGGAACTGAGGACAATCGAGTCCGTAAGTTAGATTACTCAATTCAGCTTAACAAAACAATGTATGAAAGATTGTTAGCAGGAGGCGATATAACTTTGTTCTCGCCACACGATGTGCCTGGCTTGTACGAAGCATACTTTGGCGACCCAGCAGTATTCCAAGAACTATATGAAAAATACGAGAGAGCATATAGTATTAAGAAAAAGACTATTCCTGCAATGGAACTATTCTCTGCATTAATTAAAGAAAGAGCTGAAACAGGACGTATCTATATTATGAACGTTGATCACTGTAATACACACAGTTCGTTCAAAGACACTGTTTACATGAGTAACTTATGTCAAGAGATTACATTACCAACTAAACCGCTTAATCATATTGATGATCCAGATGGTGAAATTGCTTTATGTATCCTTAGTGCTATTAACGTAGGACTTATTAAAGAACTAGATGATTTAGAAGAACTTGCAGATCTTGCAGTTAGAGCATTAGAAGAAATTATTGATTATCAAAAGTATCCAATTCTAGCAGCAGAAAAATCAACCAAGGCAAGACGTAGCTTAGGTGTTGGTTATATTGGACTTGCTCATTATCTTGCTAAAAATAAAGCAAAGTATAGTGACCCAGAGGCGTGGAAACTAGTACACGACTTGAGTGAAGCATTCCAGTATTACTTGCTAAAAGCATCTAACAACCTTGCACAAGAACGCGGAGCATGTGAATATTTTAACCGTACTAAATACAGTGATGGCATTCTTCCTATTGATACATATAAGACGGAGGTCGACACTATAGTGGAGCACAAGTTAAATTATGATTGGGATACTCTTCGTAAAGGAATACAACAGTACGGCTTACGGCACAGCACATTGTCCGCACAAATGCCTTCGGAAAGCAGTTCCGTTGTGTCGAACGCAACAAATGGAATTGAGCCACCTAGAGGCTACTTGTCCGTTAAGAAAAGCAAAAAAGGGCCTCTTAAGCAGATTGTTCCACAATATAATATCTTAAAAAATCATTACACATTGTTATGGGATATGCCTAGTAACGAAGGATACATTAATACTGTAGCAGTAATGCAAAAGTTCTTTGATCAAGCTATTAGTGGTAACTGGAGTTACAATCCTACACATTTTCCAGACAACGAAGTTCCGATGAGTGTTATGATGAAAGACTTGTTGAATACTTATAAGTTAGGTTGGAAAACAAGTTATTATCAAAACACATACGACTACAAGACAGACGATGATATTGTTTTTGAAGAGCCTGCACACTCACTAGGATGGCACGACGAAACAAAGTCTGAACAAGAAGATATGAGCGATGAAGAATGTGAAGCGTGTAATATTTAGAGGTTGACACATAAAGTATAAGGTTGTATACTTAATTAAGAGAGAGGTAATAATAAATGAAGACTGTATTCAATCGCGAGAAAGTTGACTTTACAAAACAAAATATGTTTTTTGGCGCCGACGGAAATACACAAAGATATGATGTTTTTAAGCATCCAGTATTTGATAAACTAAATCAAACCATGCTTGGATATTTTTGGAGACCGGAAGAAGTTAGTTTACAGAAAGATCGAGCAGACTTTCAAAACTTTAGGCCTGAACAAAAACATATTTTTACAAGTAACTTAAAGTATCAAACACTACTTGATAGTGTTCAAGGCCGTGGACCATGCCTAGCATTTTTACCACACGTTAGTATTCCTGAACTAGAAGGATGTATTGTTACTTGGGACTTCTTTGAAACAATTCATTCACGTAGCTATACACATATTATGAAGAACGTGTATTCTGATCCTAGTGAAGTATTTGATACTATTCTTGATGATGAAGAAATAATTAAAAGAGCAATTTCAGTAACTAAAAATTACGATGCATTTACAGAAGCAGCTGATAACTGGACCCATCATGGCAAAGGTAGTATGCGGGAAGTAAAGAAGAAACTTTATCTTGCAATGATGAATGTAAACATTCTTGAAGGCCTACGTTTTTATGTTAGCTTTGCATGTACGTTTGCATTTGGTGAGTTAAAGTTAATGGAAGGTAGTGCTAAAATTATTAGCTTAATTGCTAGAGACGAAAGTCAACACTTAGCACTTAGTACACATGTTTTAAAACTTTGGTCACAAGGCAAAGACGATCCTGAGATGGTACAAATTGCTAAAGAATGTGACGAAGAAGTATATGCTATGTGGAGAGATTGTGTACTAGAAGAAAAGGCCTGGGCAACGTATTTGTTTAAAGACGGATCAATGATTGGTCTTAATGACACTTTGTTGAATCAGTATGTTGAGTACATTGCAAATCGTAGATTAAAAGCACTTGGTCTCAAGCAAATATTTGATCAACCAGTAAATACTAATCCTCTACCTTGGACGCAACATTGGTTAAGTAGCTCTGGGCTACAAGTTGCTCCACAAGAGACGGAGGTTGAAAGTTATATCATCGGCGGCATCAAGCAAGATGTTGACGATAATGTTTTGAAAGGATTTAGTTTATGATGGAAGTATTAGTACTAACTAAAGACGGATGTGTATTTTGTGATAAAACAAAAGCCTTGCTTACTCAAATGCATATTCCATTTAAGACTCGCAACTTAAATGAAAATCTTACTAGAGAGGAGTTGTTAGAACTGTGTCCAACTGCTCGCACTTTCCCCCAAATTATAATCAGTAATAAGGTTATAGGTGGCTATAGTGAACTAATTACTTATATACAAGACACGGGATTTAACGGAACAGGACACGGATAGAAATATATGTTATTAGAAAAACCATTAACAAATGGCGATACTGTAAGTTTTAAACTAGCATCAGGTGAAGAAGTTGTTGCAAGATTAGATTCACTTACATCGTCAAAATATGTAGTAGAGAAACCACTAATGCTAACAATGAATAAAGATGGATTAGCATTAGCACCGTTTATGTTTACTATAGAGGCAGACGCAAAGATTACATTTGATGCAAACAATGTACTTTGTGCAAGTAGGACTGAGAAAGAAATGGCTAAACAGTACCTTTCAAGTACTAGCAACTTAGTATTAGTTTAACCTAAAATTTAACAAAGGAGAAATCAATGAGCATTCACGAAGAAATTGTACAAGCATTTAATAACTATTTAAAAGAAGCGGAAACGTTTGAAGAAAAAGGCGTAAAAGCTGCTGCAGCAAGAGCAAGAAAAGCACTTGGTGATCTTAGTAAATTATCTAAGAGTCGTAGAGCTGAAGTTCAAGATAAAAAGAACGCAATGTAAGATGTGGGCTGTTTGGTGTAAAGCACTTGGCACCAAAGCCTACCAAGACAACGCAAAAGCAGACAGAGTAGCACTTATCCGAACAGGGTGGGTGCTACTCCATATTATAACATGCCTAGCTATCATACTAAATACTTGTAAGGCGTACGAGTTACTATAAAACGTCATAACATAAAAGATATTAGCGGGAAACACTATGCCCAAGCACAAATCTTTCGAACCCCCAAGCAAAACTTTACCACTCCAATCTGAAGAGCATTTAAAACAATGCTATAGATTATTGTGGATGGTTAAAGGACATATTAATATGTCCGAATTAGATGTATTAGCATTATACAATAGTTATTTTAAAAGAGTTTGGTACAACGAAGAATCTTGGATGGCTGAAGAAGGATTTGACGAAGCATGGGAAGAATATCAACTTAAAGAAGTTGAGAAGGTTGCCTGCAAAGGTGGTCACTTTGATTAGAAGAGAGTAGAATGAAATATATTATTGACATAGATGGCACTATCTGCAAAGAAGTAATTATACCCAACAGTGGCGGCAAGAAAGATTATGCTAATCATATCCCGTACATGGACCGTATTGCCCGCGTAAATAGAATGTACGACGAAGGACACATAATTAAATACATGACTGCTCGTGGAGTCAGTAGTGGCATTGACTATCGCCCATTAACAGAAGAACAACTTAATAAATGGGGAGCAAAGTACCACGAGCTTGATGTTGGTAATAAACCACATTACGATATTTGGATTGACGACAAAGCATTCTGGAGCGAGAACTTTTTTAGAAGTACCGGGGAAACTTATGAGTGATTACACATGTGACAACTGGGTAGTTATCAAGATGAAAGGCGATGATCCTCACTATCGTCTTCTTGTTGGAACATCAGGCGGTTACTTAGATGGTGACAGTTGGCGTATGAACAGTGGCATTACAAAGGTAGAAGAGGACCAAGAGTTCTACTACTTCTCTGGTTCTAGTGGGTCTCGATATCTTTGTTATAAAGAGTCCTACACACTGAGGATGAACAATGCACACATTTGGACACAGTTACAAGGTATGCACGACGACAAAGTTGAGATGATGCCAGAAGATACAGACTGGATGAATATGGATTGGATTATATCATGAGTAGATTCATAGCGGCGATGGATCATAGCGGCGGAAGCACAGGCGGCGTACTAGAACGATATGGCCAAGAGTACACAGAAGAAAATAAAATGGACCTTGTACACGATATGCGATTGCGTATGATTAATTCACCTTTATTTGATAGTTCAAACATTTGGGCTGCAATTGTTTACAAAGATAGTGTTGACAAAAACATTGTAGATAATCTTTTTTACAAAGGGATTGAAACATATCTCAAAGTAGATAGTGGGTGCGAAGTTGACGGCACCCTTAAAGAATTTCCAATTACTGATATGATTGATTACGCAAAAACAAACGGCTGTACTGGCACTAAAATGCGTAGTATTATAAAAAGCGATGAAACTATTGACGCTGTACTTACACAACAATTTGCACTAGCAACACAGATTTCTGATGCCGGACTTATGCCAATCGTTGAGCCAGAAGTTCCAATTGACAATTTGTACAAAAAAGAGATTGAAGTACTACTTGAATCTGCGTTACAACGTCACTTAAAAAACTTTAAAGGTAAGTGCATACTTAAACTAACATTACCAGAAGTAAACAATTTATATCATAAATTAACTAAGTTACCTAATGTGCATAAGGTTGTTGGTCTAAGTGGAGGCTACTCAACATTAGAGGCATGTGCAAGATTAGGACAACAAAATGATGTTACTGCTAGTTTTAGCAGAGCACTAAGTGAAGGGTTGTTTCACACTCAATCAGAAGCTGACTTCAATACTCGTATTAGCGACAACATTAAACTAATTATAGCTTGTTGCACAAACGGCTAAGCCTATGATAGCGTTATCTAATACAGCACAAACGCAAATTAAAAAACTTTTAGACGTGCGAGGCAAAGGCATTGGACTTCGACTTGGTGTAAGAACTACAGGATGTTCAGGCATGGCATATGTACTAGAGTTTGTTGATGTAATAGACTCGCATGATGTTGTGTTTGAGAGCCAAGGTGTAAGTTTAATAGTAGATCCTAAGAGTTTAACTTATATAGACGGTAT